CATGGACTTTGATTTCTTATGGAAGATGATACTGACGTGTTGCTTCATGGGAGTGACTGTCTGCCTCTGTATCAAGTGGATAGTAGAAGCTTACCTTGACTACGTACAAGTAATGACAGGTATTAAAGTAGTTACACTACAGCAACTAAAAGAAATGCAACAACAACAATCAGGACAGGAGTTTGACGATGACCCTTTTGCTCATTGATGGTGACATCATTGCATACAAGGCAGCAGCATCAGCAGAGACACCTATTAATTGGGGCGATGGTTTATGGACATTACACTCCTTTGAACAGGACGTAGCTGTTAGATTAGATGAACAGATAGATAAGTTACTAACAGATGCACCAGTACAGGATTGTATTGTAGCTTTGTCTGATAAAGAGAACTATCGTAAAGAGTTAGCAGCCTACTATAAAGCTAATAGAACTAATACTCGTAAGCCTATGTTACTAGCATGGGCTAAAGAATACTTGCAAAGTAAATACAATACTATTATATACAGGAGACTTGAAGCAGATGATGTCTTGGGGATATTGGGTACTGCGAATACAGATACTATTATCTGGTCTGAAGATAAGGACTTACGTACTGTACCAGCGAAGCATTGGATTGATGGGGACGTGGTGGAAATCAGTGAAGAAGAAGCTGACTATAACTTCTTTGTACAGACACTTGTTGGTGACGCTACTGATAACTACAAAGGTTGCCCTAGTGTTGGTTACAAAACTGCTGACAAAATCCTTGAGTTTGGTGATGGATGGGGAGCAGTGGTTAGAGCGTTTCTTAGCAAAGGTCTCTCAGAAGCAGTAGCCTTAGAGAACGCAAGACTAGCACGTATCCTACGCAATGGTGAATACGATACAGATACAGGAGAGGTAAAGCTATGGACACCAGCATGATTGATTTAGATAGACCAACTGCGCCTAACTATGATATGGTTAATAGTCCACCTCACTATGCTGATGGTAACATTGAGACCATTGACTACATCGTTGATGTGCTAGGTGAGTACGATGCTATCCACTACTGTCATGGCAACGTGATTAAGTATACAGGCTCACGTCTATGGAATAAAGACAAGCCTATTGAGGATGCCAAGAAAGCTGTATGGTATCTTAACAAGATGATTGAGTTAATGGAAAAGACCAAAGGGAAGAACTGGTAATGAAAGCGAATGAAGTAACATTTAGAGTAGATAGATACAACATGGATGGGGAGATTGATGGATACACAGAACACGTATTCCAGACAGAGGGTTGTCTTCAAGACATGGTAGACAACTTCAAGGACTTCCTTGTAGCCATGACCTTTACCTATGTTGAACAAGTAGTTGCTATCAAGGATGATGGCAATAAGACAGCTTCGGAGCGATAGAACAGATGATTAACTTTTATGATTACCAGATGAAAGCTATTACTACAGCAGTGTATCCCAAAACGTACAACATCTCATACCCAGCACTGGGACTAGCTGAAGAAGCTGGTGAGGTAGCAGGTAAAATTGCTAAGATGATGCGTGATGGTATCCAACTTACAGACCAGCGTGATAAGATTGAAGCTGAGATGGGTGACGTACTCTGGATGTTAGCAGCACTAGCACATGACTGTGGTACTTCCCTTCAGGTTATTGCTGAGAAGAACTTAGAGAAACTAAAGGCTAGGCAACAGGCAGGTACACTGCATGGTGAAGGAGACAATAGATAATGGATAGCTATCAATCATACATCCACGCTAGTCGCTACGCTCGTTGGCTAGAAGATAAAGAACGCAGAGAGACATGGGACGAGACTGTTGATAGGTGGTGGAACTTTATGACAGGTAAGTTTCCTGTCCTGAAGAAACGACAGGATGTAAAGGACGCTATCTACCAACTAGATGTCGTACCATCTATGCGTACTATTATGACTGCTGGAGAAGCATTGGAGAGAAATCATGTGGCTGCTTATAACTGTAGCTTTCTTGCTGTTGATGACCCTAAAGCATTTGACGAGGCGTTACTTGTCTTGATGTGTGGTACAGGTGTAGGCTTCTCTGTTGAGCGTCAGTTCATTAGTAAGCTACCTGAGATACCACAAGAGTTAGTGGAGACAGACGAAGTAGTAGTGGTAGGTGACAGCAAAGAGGGCTGGGCTAAAGCACTACGTAAACTAATCTCTCGCCTGTATGCTGGTGAGATACCTAAGTGGGATGTATCTAAGGTACGTCCATCAGGTGCTAGGCTTAAGACCTTTGGTGGTAGAGCATCAGGTGCTGAACCATTAGAGAACTTGTTTAAGTTTGCTATCAATACATTTACTAAAGCTGCTGGACGCAAGCTGAACAGCCTTGAGTGCCATGACCTTATGTGTCAGGTAGCAGCAGCAGTAGTCGTAGGTGGTGTACGTAGGTCAGCAATGATTAGTCTGTCCAACCTGAGTGATGACAGGATGCGCCACGCTAAGATGGGTAACTGGTGGAATGACCAAGTTAATCGTAGCTATGCTAACAACTCCATCTCCTTTACTGAACGCCCTGACATGGGTAGCTTCTTACGTGAGTGGACTGCTGTGTATGAGAGCAAGTCAGGTGAGCGTGGTATCTTCAATCGTGAAGCAGCCAAGCAGAAGGCTGTAGCTATTGGGCGTGAGCCTCGTGATGACTTTGGTACTAACCCATGTGGTGAGATTAGCCTACGCAGTAAGCAGTTCTGTAACCTTTCTGAGGTTATCATACGTGAGACAGATGGAGTAGGTGACCTGAAGCGCAAGGTAGAGATTGCCACCATCATTGGTACAATACAGTCAGCACTGGTTGACTTTAAGTATCTGTCACCACAGTGGAAGAAGAACTCTGAGGAAGAACGTCTGCTTGGTGTGTCTCTTACTGGTATCTTTGACCACAAGATTATGTCAGGTCAGGGAGAGTATGAGAAGTCTGTACTAGGTGGAACACTTGAGCAACTTCGTGAGGTTACACGTGAGGTAAACAAAGAGTGGGCTAAGAAGCTGGGCATACCAGAGTCAAAGGCTATCACCACAGTTAAGCCATCAGGCACAGTATCACAGCTAGTTAATAGTGGTAGTGGTATCCATCCTCGCTATGCTCATTACTACATTCGTAGAGTACGTGCAGATGTTAAAGACCCTCTAGCTACATGGATGCAAGAGCAGGGTGTGCCATGTGAGGTTGATGTATACAACCCACAGAACGTAGTGTTCAGCTTCCCTATGGCATCTGCTGACAACAGTATGACACGCCATGATGTATCAGCACTAGAGCATCTTGAACTATGGTTGACATATCGTAAGCACTGGACTGACCACAATCCATCAGTAACTATCTATGTTGGTGAGGATGAATGGGCTGAAGTAGGTGCATGGGTATGGAAACATTGGGATGAAGTGTGTGGTGTATCATTCCTACCACGTGAGGATGACAGTCACACATACGCACAAGCACCTTACGAAGAGATAACACAGGAAGAGTATGATAATCTTATCATAAACATGCCTAAGTTAGACTTCTCTCAGTATGCAGAAGCGTTAGATAATACCACATCATCTCAGGAATTAGCCTGTACTGCTGGTATATGTGAAATCTAAAGTTACATCATTAGCGAAAGTTTGTTTATTATGAAAATATTAGGAAATGACTTTAACATAACAGATGGACTACTAAACCATTTGATTACAATCTATCCCAACAAACTACCGCTTGAACAGATTACTCCTGAGGATTTAGCTTTCCTCAGGGGTCAACAGTCTGTAATAAGTAAACTAAAAGAATTACAAAACCAAGATTTTGAGGAAGATTGATATGGGTGGATTAATGGGAGGCCGCACACCTGCGCCTCTACCTACCCCTGCTCGTCCTGTAACTGCTGTAACCAAGACACCTGAGTTGGAACTTGATGATACAGATGTTAAGACAGAGTTAGGACAAGGTAAGAAAAGAAATAAGAAAGCACTACGTACAGACATTACAACGCAACAAGCTGGACAAGTACCTATGGCTGGTGCTGGTCTACAGATACCTAAGGGGCAATAGTATGGGTGGATTTACTAAGAAAGCACCTCTTCCAGTAGCCCCAGCTATGGCTGCTAAACAGGTTTCTGGTGCTGCCAAACAGGTAGATGAAGAAGCCCCAACCACTATGGAAACAGCAGGTGAAAGTCTACAACAACGTAGAGGCAAGCGTAAACTACGTACACCAGTGACACAGACAGCAGGTACTAATGTAGGTGGTGAGGGTTCATCAGGACTACAGATTCCGAAGGGATAAGTAAATGGAACAAGACGTAGGAACTCTAGCTAAACGCTACAGCCAACTAGAGGCTGAACGAGATACGTTCCTTGAGAGAGGACGTGAAGCAGCAAAGCTAACAATCCCTACTCTTCTGCCAGATGAAGGACACAGTAGCACCACTAGGTATGCTACACCGTATCAGGGCATAGGGGCAAGGGGTGTTAATAACCTAGCATCCAAATTGTTACTTGCTCTACTACCACCAAACAGTCCTTTCTTCAGGCTGACCATTGATGATTTTGATTTACAAGCTATTGCTGGTGACAATCGTGGTCAAGTAGAGGAAGGCTTGGCACGTATTGAACGTGCAGCGATGCAAGAGATTGAGAGTAAGTCTATACGTGTACCTGTATTTGAGGCATTGAAGCTGCTTATCGTAACTGGTAATGCGCTAGTGTATATGCCTAAAGATGGTGGCATGAAGGTGTATAGACCAGACAGGTACTGTGTTAAACGTGATGCAATGGGTAATCTACTAGAGATTATTACTAAGGAAAGTATCGCACCACTGATGTTACCTGATGAAGTCAAGGCGATGATACCGCCAAGCGATACACCAGTAAAGAATTACGATTTATTTACGTGTCTAAAGACTACAGATAAAGGCTTCAGTACCTACCAAGAGGTAGCTGGTATTGAAGTTCCTAATTCACGTGGTACATTTAAGAAAGAAACTAACCCATTCATTCCATTACGTTTTATTCGTATTGACGGTGAGGATTATGGACGTGGTTTCATTGAAGAATACATGGGAGACCTGCGTAGCCTAGAGGCTTTGACACAGGCAATCGTACAGGGTAGTGCTGCTTCTTCTAAAGTACTATTCATGGTACGTCCTAATGGTACTACCAAGTCTAAGGACTTATCTAAAGCACCTAATGGTGCGTTTGTAAATGGCGATGCTAACGATGTCTCCACTCTGCAAGTGCAGAAGTCAGGAGATTTTAGGGTTGCCTTAGAAACTATGCGTATGATTAACGACAGACTGGCTGCGGCCTTTCTGTTAAACTCTTCAGTACAACGAGCAGCCGAACGTGTTACTGCTGAAGAAGTACGCTTCATGGCACAGGAATTAGAGACTGCTATCGGTGGTATATATTCAATACTATCGCAAGAGTTTCAGATGCCACTGATTAACCTGCTATTAGATACACTACAGAAGCAGGGCAAGATGCCTAAGATGCCTAAGGACAGTGTGAAACCTACTGTCGTTACAGGTATTGAAGCACTTGGACGAGGACAAGACTTAAATAAACTTGCAACATTCTTGCAGTACTTACAGCCACTAGGCGCAGAAGTGATTGCTAGTGAGATGAACTTAGGTGATTACATAGATAGACTAGCAGCCTCTCTAGGTATTGATACATCTGGTTTGATTAAATCTCCAGAGCAGAAGCAGCAAGAGATGATGCAGCAACAGATGATGATGCAACAACAAATGGAACAACAGGCAGCTATGGGTGCATTGCAGAGTGCAGCACCACAGTTAGCTAAAGGAGCAATGGAAGCGGAGTAATAAATGGCAGAAGCTATTAACACTTATCAAGAACCTGAAGCCGAATCTCAAGAACACGTCAACGCTATGCTTGAGAAAGTAGAGGGTAGTCAACAAGACCCTGAACGTCCTGAGTGGCTACCTGAAAAGTTTAAGTCTGTTGAAGATATGGCTAAAGCTTATTCTGAATTAGAGAGTAAGCTAGGCCAGCCTCAACAACAGAAACCTCAAGAACAAGCAGAAGTTACAGGAGAGGAGAACGCCTCTGAAGTAGCTGAACTCTTGGACAACAGGGGCTTAGACTTTGATGTATTC